AGTCCCCAGACCTAATCGGCCTGAGGTATCTAGCCTCATGCGCTCACTGCCGTTGGTTGTAAAGTAGAGAGGATGATTACTTGCAGTGCCAATAAAGCCATTGGAGTTGAACGCACCAATCAGGTTTTGTACTGAATTGACTGAATCAGTAAACCTAATTGCATTGCCATTACCGGCGGTTACATCAAAGGCATAAACGGGTGTCATGCCAATCCCAACGTTGCCACTTGCGTCTACGTGAAGTCTTTTGGACCCATTAGTTGAGATGGCTACGTTGTTTGCGGAAGGTAAATAAAATCCATTGGTGGGGACACTGCTTCCCGTTGGAATCAGGCTTGCGGCGGTACTGGTACCAGTGGTTAAAATGTTCTGACTACCAAAGTCAGGGCTGATTTTGGTACCAGCAATGGCAGCCGCACTGTTTACATCGGCATTAAGGATCGCGCCATCTGCAATCTTGGCAGTAGTGATCGCATCATTGTTGATGTTGTCAGTTCCAACATTGAAGGAACTTGGGACATTACCGATGTAAGGCATGATCAGATGGTGTTATCTTGCGGGTTCAGCATGTAGGAAATGGTCACGTCAACGGCGCTACCAGTTCCCGCGTAAGCACGGATTACATCTTCCGACTGAATAATGACCTTATTACCGGTCATAAATTCAAGGGAGGACTGGTTGGGTACGGTGCCAGAAGTAATAAGAGATCCAGTGGGAGTGCCGCCGGATTTAATCAGTTGTACAGTGACGTTCTGAGCATTTGCCGTCGTATTAGAAGCAAGAATACTCAGAATCACACCATAGGTATTAGCCGGTACACCACTGGAATTGGAAGTACCAGAAATAATGACCGTCGGGGCGGTAGAACCGCTTGCAATACTTTGTCTAACGACCGAAACAAAACGGGCCATGTATTTATTGGTACTTACGCAGTTTCATTCATTATAAACGGATCATCCAAGAGCAATTGCAAAAACAATTGCAGTATTATCTGCGTAAGATTGACTTGCCGCCGGTGATCCGTTAATCAATACATTCGTAAATAAACCACTGGTTCCAGTAATAGTTGCACCACTAAGGTTCTGGAAAACACCTGAAGTTCCTCGTACTGTATTACCAGTGACTGTGGCACCCGACAGCTGAGTAAATACGCCACTAACAGCATTTAAATTTGCAAAATTACCGGTATTACCAGTGATTGTTGCACCGGAAATCGTAGTCGTACCAACGATTGTTGCGCCGGTAATATTGACTCCCTGGATGTTGGTCCCAGTGATTGTTGCACCGGTCAGTGTCGTGAAACCACCGCCAATACCTGTGATTGACGTGAATTGACCATTGGTACCTGTAATTGTGGTACCAGTAACAGTCGTAAATCCTGCAGTGTTACCTGTTAGCGAATTAAATTGACCGATGTTGCCAGTGATCGTTGCACCAGACAGCGTGCTTGTGAAGACACCACTGCTGAAGTTTGCAATATTACCGGTGACCGTACTGCCAGTAAGAGTAGTAAATCCACCACCAACTCCAGTGACGGATGTAAAACTACCCGTTGTTCCGGTAATTGTTACACCAGAGATCGTGCCGTTGGTGACGGTTAAACCTGAAGTAATGGTGGCCGTCTGGCCAACGGTAAGAGTCCCACTGGTAACAATATTGCCGGTGACAGTGATGTTTTGACGGACAATTCCAGTTTCAAACGTCGCCGTAATTGCGTTTAGGTTCGTGAAATTACCCGTATTTCCGGTAATTGTTGCCCCAGAAAGCTGGGTGGTAAATACTCCAGTGCCACCAGTTAGTGTCGTGAAATTACCTGCGTTGCCTGTGATGCTGGCACCAGAGACCTGGCTTGTGAATACACCAGAAATTCCATTGACATTAGTGAATTGAGCAGTCGTTCCGGTAATCGTGGTACCACTGAGAGTGCCACTAATGTTGACACCGGAACTAAAGAAGCCGGATCCCAGGACACGCAGATTGCCGCTAACGGTCAGATCACCGCTGATCTGCTGGGAAGCAACGTTTAATACCTGGAACGTACCACTGGTTCCATTGATGTTATTACCAGTGATTGTGGCGCCAGAAACTTGGGTGGTGAATACGCCACTACTGGCATTAACCGTTGTTCCGGTAACGGTAATTCCACTGACCGTATTGGCGGTGACAACGTTCGAGAAATTACCGGTCAGCGTATTGACCGTCGTACCCGTAATGGTTGTACCACTAAGGTTCGTAAAGTTACCGCTGATTGCTTGAACAGTGGCACCAGTGATTGTGGTGAACTGACCAGAGGTACCAGCAACAAGGTTGCCCTGGATGGTGTTACCGGTGATCGTGCCAACACCAGTGATGGTGCCACTGACAATGGCTCCGTTCTGTACGACCAGGCTGGCAAGAGTTGTACTACCAGTAACCGTGAAGTTATTAAGGGTGGTCGTCCCAGAAACAGTGACGTTGTTTGCAAAGACAACTGCACCGCTTACCGTACCGCCTGCGAGTTGCAGGTAGTACAGATTTAAGTAACCTCTAACGCCTGAAACTGTGAGCTTTTTATTTTTAATTGCCGGGTCGACTTCCGCGACCTGGACTACGGTAAATAGATCTCCGTCCGCCAGGCTTATCCCAGCAATCTCTTGTAAATCAGAGATCCTACGGTTTGCCACCTATTAAATCACACAATCTCTTTATATGAATTATACTTTGACCAACTCCCTTATTTAAGTTTAATCTCGATACGGGGAAGTGTATTCGCCACAACACCGCCGATGGTTTGAACTCCAAGGACAATCCCGCAGGAAAGTAACAAAAGAAGCAGTAATTCTGCCACTGTCAAATTCCTACGCACATAAATAACTTGCGGCGGAACACTCGGGGGAACTGCTTCCTGAGCTTGTTGCTGAACCAGGGTTTGGCGAATAGCAAGCTCCCTGGCGCGAGCCTTCATTTCTTCCAATTGCTCGGGCGTAATGGTTCCAGGGATTTGTACATTGCCATTGACATCGGCCAACGGTGGCATCTGGCTGTTAGGGATTTGTTCTGACATGAGAATGCAAAACGTTTTCCCACAGACTAGCATTTAAACAGAAATTGTGTTGCTATGACTTCAGGAATTAGGAAAGGACTTGAGGACATTGCCTTTGAACTGAAGGGCATTCGCAATATCCTTGGTGCCATGTGGAAAAGTCGTTATGACAACGATGAAGCAGCTACGTTGAATCCAGAGGCATTTGCTGACGAATACATTTCCACTGAAGAGTGTGGTCGGAGGCTTGGCGTATCGGACCAAACGATCAGAAATTGGATCGCACAAGGGCGGAAAGACAAGAAGAAAGGGTGGCAAGAGGGTATCCACTACGTCAATGTTTCACCTGATCACTACAAAAAAGCCGTGATCCGCATCCCCTGGAACCAGTTGATCCAATCATTCATTAAGAATAAAGACATCAGCTTTCAAGATTTCCGGGATTGTCAACCTCCAATGTACACGCCAATGAGGGAGTTCCGGAAATGACCATTACTCGTTTCGACGGCTTCTCCATTGACGATGTCACGATTGAGAACTGCGTGGAGATCTTGCCGCCTTCCATCTACCTTCAGTTGATGGATTACCTGCCGCCCAGTGGATCTTTTGATGATGGGTGCCTTAGAAGATACCTCGAAAACTTAAAAAAATATGAAGAAGAGGACGCCAATTCCGGTATGACCTTGGCGAACAGATTGCGACTTGCTTTCAAGGACATGCACCCAGATACGATCTGTGGTAAATTCCCACAAGCCGAGCTGCCCCTCAAGCGCCGTCTCCGGTGTGTCGCTGAATATCTGATTCGCTCCGGCGAATTTGACAAGATGCGCGATGAGAATGGCAAGTTAATGAAAAAACGTGGAGTCCTTGGAAAGCTGGTTGTTATTTACAAACCACTTCCAAAGCTCTTAGAATCTCTTCAAAAACAAGATCTATTACGCAATGAACAGACGGGAAAAGTTACTTCTTCAGATCTTGGGTAAAGACATTGCCGATGAAACTAAGGCAAAAATGCTCGAAACCACAGTCGCTCTCATCTTGGGTGACATGGGTAGCATGTATACAAAATTCTGGGCAGCAGAGGGACCTGGCGTTTTGTGCTTCCAACCAAACAACAAGGAGCGACAGGTTTTCTTCTTAACACTTAAGGAACTGCACGCAGCTCAAGAGGAGTGTGAACGAAGCAATGACGGTGATATGGCTGAAACTTTTCGCCGTATCCTCCAGGCTGCACAAAAGATTGATCCAGAAGAGAAAGCGGGCTACATCGTGAATGATGAAGAGGGCATTCGCTATTTGGAAATAGACTACAACCGCGTTGCAGGAGAGTAATGGGCGGTCAATTCCGTAAAAAAGTTGAAGATCTTGAACTGATCACAAGCCCTGATCTCATCTCTACAGCTCATGAGCTGATGGGTGAAATTGACTTGGATCCAGCTAGTTCCAGGATTGCGAATTCCTACGTCCAGGCAAAAGCTTTCTTTGGGCCACAAGAAGATGGTCTCAATGAGCAAGACTGGTACGGCAAGGTCTATCTCTTTCCTCCCAGTGGCTGCTACTACTGGGATAAAAAGAAAGAAAAGTGGAAGATGACACGGGCTTCTTCTGTGTCACTTTCATCTTCTCATGCCGTATGGTTCCGAAAGCTGTACCGATTGTGGCTGGCAGATGAAATAGAGCAGGGTCTTTACCTGACCAACTGTCCTGACATGATTCGATATGAACAAAAGATCTTTGATTTTCCAATTTGCTTCTTGAAAACGACCCCCGTCCTGATCAAGAACACCAGTGAGGGTATCAGCAAACACAAAACATGTACCAGTTTTCTGGTTTACTTGCAACCCAAGAAAAACTCAGGTGAGGCAACCCAGAGATTCATTGACATTTATTCAGAAAGAGGCCGCGTCATTTATTGAGTTGGGTATACTGAAAAACGATTGAACGCGACTATGACTGTCCTTGCTGATTGGGAAATTAAGTGCCTGGCCGAAACAAAAAATATGATCAGTCCGTTCCAGGATTCACTCATCAGTGAGTGTGATGGAAGAAAGATTCTCAGCTATGGACTCAGTTCTTATGGATACGATATTCGTTTATCGGCAAAGCAGTGTTTAGTCTTTGGACGCATTCAATCTGGCGACTGTGATCCCAAAGATTTCAACCCTGACATTCTGCGTCCTGCCGAATTACTGGAAGATGAGAAAGGCCATTACTTTCTTCTCCCTCCTTACGGGTATTGCCTTGGTGTCGCAGAGGAGCACCTGCAATTACCACGGGATGTCACTGTTGTGGCAGTTGGCAAGTCGACGTATGCACGCTCTGGCATCCTTGTGAACATCACTCCAGCGGAAGCAGGCTGGTGCGGTCATTTAACCCTGGAAATCAGTAATTGCACTGGTCTTTTCAACAGAATTTATGCCAATGAAGGCATCACGCAACTCCTGTTTCATCGCGGTAACTCCTGTGAAACGAGCTACCAGGACCGCAAAGGCAAATATCAAAACCAAGCTTACAACGTTGTTCTCGCAAAAGTATGAACCCCACTACTTGCCTTGATATTCTCGAAGTGATTTACGACAACGTAATCCTTTTAGAAAATAATGAACTTACAGAGAAACTAAAGAAGTTTAAATCTGATGATGTTCAGTGGGTGTTGAATGCTCTCACACCCACTTTCGAAGATATGAGGGACTGCTTGGAAATGGAAGAAATGAATACGATGACTTTTGATTAGCTGTAACTCATGCCAAAGTTTGGCTTTGGTTTTTCTGCATAGTTTGTACTTCCAGCAGTGCCGATGCGATCCCCCTGGCTGGGGAGATAAACACCATCGATTACGGCTTCTGTACGAGGAGTTTTGCCACGAATCATCGGCTCATCAATCCCGGCCTTCTGGCGAAATTTACCAGCACTTTTCGCGGCTCTGAAATATTTAGCAACACGATCTTGTTGTCTTGCGTTCTCTGTATCCGCCCTGGAAGCAGTAATACGCTCTTCTGGATCTAAGCGACGCAAGTCCGTGTCATACGCTTGTTCCGGATTGAGGTCCGTAAGCTCTGCACCAGAGGTACCAGAGTCCCTCTGCGGATCGTAAGTAGAATCGAAGAAACTAAGCATGATAATATTTTAGAAGAGATAATTCCAGCTCATATCATGATGCACAGAGATGCATTGGGATTCTTAGATAGTTTTGTACAAGACGAAGTTTTGTGCCGTTGCCTGAGTGAAGAAGATTTCGGGCAGCCCATCGCAAATCAAAATAATGATGTACCATTACAAGACATGTACAACAGGGGTTTAGTTGCATGTCAGGACGACAGACCGAGGAGAAATTTGGCAATCGAGGGGGAACGGCCCGGAATGACGGGTTACATTCCTTCGATGGAACAGGGTCTTCAAGCGGGAGCATCCCCGAAGCCCAAAACACTGATCATGGAACTGGAATCTCCCAGCGAGGAGATGAAAGAGATGTCACGCAAGCGCCGTGGTTTAACCCGGTAGACGAAATAAGTGAATGCCCCGGTGGCGTTTGTCCTGTTCCTTGGTCATTTGTACCAGCAAGACCTGTAGTTCAGGAAGATGTTGTCAACCATCCTTCTCACTACACTGACGGTGGGATCGAATGTATTGAAGCAATCGAAGCCCAGCTTTCCGCAGAAGAATACGAAGGTTATTTACGCGGTAATTGCGTGAAATACCTTTGGCGCTGGAAGCAAAAAGGAGGTGTACAAGACCTCAAAAAGTGCCGTTGGTATTTAGATCAATTGATTAAAACCAAAGAACCTCAGAACGGCTGAAGTTCGTCATCGTCGTCATCTTCCATAAGTGCACAGGCCTGGGCCAGTTCTTCTAGTTCCAGGTCTGTTGGAATGTCAAAATCAAGCTCAATGTTTTCGCCAGCCATGATCTCCTTTACAGCTTGCCATTCCATCAGGCGCTGGTAGTAAAGGTTCAAGAGTGCGGCATGGAGTTGATCCCATGTCATCTCCGCTGCTGCGATCTCAGCCTTACGCATGGAGAACTGAAGTTCCAAAGGAAGCTCGAATTCTCGAGGTTCGATTGACTTATCCATTGCGTTTTTCATGGCTTCGTTGAAAGTATTCTAAGACTAGCTTGCAAATATAGCGTCAAGCTCTTCTTCGCTAAACGGATGCCACGGATTGTGAGTAATATTGAACTCATTGGCAAATTCGGCTAGGGTATAAGGGTTAATATTTTCTTCTAATTTGCGAATAGCTCGGACTTGGCTTGGGGCTGCCGAGTAGTTCCGAAATGCCGCCAGGAGGATCTCAGTTGAAGCCCAGGGGTTGGTGTTGATCTCCTGGAGGAACAGATCCACTTCTTCCCTACGGCGCTCCAGGAGACCGCCAATGACCTTGTGTTCGGAATCAAAAATCCAATGGGTGATTTCATCAGCGGCCGCACCCCAGTCTTCTTGCTCCATGTAATCGATGATGGCGCTGTAAAGAAACGGCTCCCAACCCACCGAATGGACGAAAGAAATCAATGCTTGCCGCATGGAATCATCCATGTGAACACGCAATTCTTTTAGCTGTTTATCGATCAACTTGACTTCATGGAACAAATATTCCAGGGCTTTTTCTTTCGTGCAGCACTGGCCCTGACGAACCGGTGATCCGTCGGGGTAAAACTGTGTCCCATAGCCAAAGGTGTACGGCGCACTCCCGCTTTGAGGATCTGGGTACGCTTTCTCATTAAACCCTTCGTATTTACGAATGATTTTTATGGCGTCACCAAAATAATGGGCCATGGATTTAAGTCAATTAAATCCATGATACACAAATAATGATTAAGTGTTAGCCCTTGCCCTGACCGCGACTTTTCTTTCGGCCGTGATTTGGCTTGGAGTTTTGTCCGTTTCCTTGCCTTGTGAGCTTGGGTTTCGCTTCTTTTTTCTGTGATAAGTTCTTTACTTTTCCCATTTAAATCACCATTTAACTTTATCCGCCCAGTAGGCAGCTGACATTTTGCCTTTGGCAATATTTTTTGCGTGCCTCGCCTTGAAACTGGCACGTTTTTGTTTCATGCGTTCGGACTCACCGGCTTTCGGTTTACCAGCGGTCTTTGCGCCTTGTTCACCAAAACGGATGATCTTTTCTTGTCCTCCGTCACAGGCTTTGACGATGTGACTTTTCTTTGGATGGTTCGGAGTTCGTTGCGGTTTGTTGCAAGCCATCTCTGACTTCTTATACCGCTGTGCAGCGTTAACAGCTTTCTTGGCTTTTTCTGACATCAGAATCCCTTAAACATAGAGGTAAATTCACCAAGAATCTGAGATCCAGTTTTTGATTTATATTCTGAATCTTCATTCTCTAATCCTAACTTAAAGTAATTGTCAACACTCCCAGGCTCTGCATCTTCTGGAGCCTCTTCATCAAAGAAACTTTCAATCGTTCCAAGGGAAGCAAAGGGATCACTCAAATCTAATCCCGTGACTTTTAGTGCTGTATTTGTACCCGCCTTGGTAAGAGCAACTTGTTCCGATTTGTCCAGGTCAGGGAAAAAGTTTTCATAAAACTCATCTTCTGTCCCTTGATAACCAGCGGATTGAAACACTTTATACAATTCTGTTTGTGGGGTGGCCATTTCATCTTTATAGTCTTCCGGACGCTCGATATAAGTTAAGCCTAGGACTTCTTGCGTTGGACGCTGGCGCTTTTCATTTAGATATTTAATCTGTTCCCTAATTTCTTGCCCTGAACCTGTACGCAATGTTTCTGTCACATATTCTTTTAACTCATCGATAGTGCCTTTGAAGTCAGTAAGTCCGTACCGCTGAAGAACTTCTTGCCAAGTTGATTTGTCATTAGGATCCAAGCCCCGCAGCATTTCATTTGCGAATTCTTCTGGAGTAATAAACTGACCAAAGATGGAACCTTGTTTTAAAGCTTCTTCCTTTAGTGCAGGCAGAATACGATTGTAGATCTCACTTTGAACCTTGCTTGCATTAAGAATGTCATCTGCTGCGTCATAACCCAATCCCTGACCTTTAACTTGGAAGTGCATACGTGCAAAAGCATCTTTATCATTAATGTCCACGCCAAAGCGATATGCCTGCTGCGCCCAATATGGATCTCCTTTTTTAGCGTTTTCCCAATCAGCGGAAACGGTTTGAGATTGATTGGTGTAAGCATCTTCTCTTGCTTTATCCCCAGTGGGATTGAAGTAGAAATTTGAATCAAAATAACGTTCTCCTGTATTCTTAAGTTGATCTAAATATTGATTAGCACGCAGATTGGCGATCAAGCTAACCGCGTTAACCATGTCTTGCGTTTGGAACGGGTTTTGCTCTTCCTGTCTGATGTCTAAGTATTCAACAAATTCATTCATCGAACGAGCTGTGTTAAAGCGCGGAACTAAATATTTGTCGATAAAGTCTCTTGCAAATTGAGATTCAATTTTCACATTTTGCTGAGCTTCTGAATCTGTATAGCCCAACTCCAGGTCTTGTTCATAACGTTTTTTAAGTTCAGTATCAAACCATTGCTGCCAGTTGTAAGTGGCACTATTACGCACACCGGTAATTCCCTGAAGACTTTTCTCCAAAGACTCCTCTGCCTTGCCTCCAGAAGTAAAAGAAAGTAACCCGCCGATCCCTGTATCGCCCAATATGGAGTTACTTAATTGATTATTGATGTCCATGATTTCACTGAATCCACTGAAACCACCCATGAGACTAAGCATTTGTTCCTTAGCCTTTGCTTGTTTCATTTCTTTAATAGTTTGCTTCAACACATCTTGTGCCAAAGCACCAAATTTTTTAACATCTAAGTTAGCCTTTTCGCCAACTGCCTGATTTAGTGCATCTTCTAATTCAGTGACGCCATAGCCAGCATTGATGTTGTAAGCCAAACTTACTTGTTTATCTTTTGGACGATTGGAAATACGGAACAGAGCCGCAAATTCCTCGGCATTATTGGGGTCTAAATAATTATCTTTTGCAAGTTGCTTCCAGTAAGGGTCATCGTTTTTAGCTTTTTCCCATTCGGCAGCAATTTCCGGAATGTTTAGAAGGCGTTCCGTTTGAGTATCGGTATCAATGCCAAGCTGCAAGTCACGAACAGCTTGAAGATCTTGGTCCGTAGGTTTTTTCTCTACATAAGCCTTTGCTGCAGCAGTTACTTCCGGGGCGTTGCCACGAAATCCTGCAGGCTTTCCTTGTGTTGTGTAGTGTTGCAAGTAATAACCATTTTCCCCATAACGCTCTGTGATGTCGATGTCATCATTTGCCACTGCCGATTTCCAAGATTCGGCAACTTGCGGATAAGTCTGTTTGTAATAATTTGGATCGAAATTACCATAAATAGGTTTGGCGCCCAGGTTCACATCCCAGGTTTGAAGTTTTTCAGTTCGGTAAAATGTCTTGTATTGCTCTTCCAGATCCTTTTTAAAGGTTGGATCTACATCCTTAAGGTTGCGTATAACTTGTCGTTGTCCCGTGTAATCACCTCCACGAGTTGAGTTTGCTGCTGCAAGCGTCGTATCATACGCTTTGTTTTTAGCAATATTTTCTTGGTTTAATTTTTGATTTAATTCATTATCCTTTCTATTACTTTCATTAATTCTTTTATTTTCAGGCAAATCCCTGGTCCTGGTTTCCCAACGATCCTGGCCAACGCAGTTTCCCCAGAAGTCGCGAGAATCGCAAGCGTTAGAAACCTTGACGCTGTATTGTTCCGTCTCCGGGTAATCAGCTTTTAAATTTGTCGGATTATCTGTTTTCTCGTAAGTAACATTCCACTTGCGAGCAGTGGGGTTGTAAAAAATTCCCATTACCTTTCAAGCGATTTTTCCCAACTATCGCGAAAATATGTTTCAGTAAATTTTCGTACTTCTATCATCGCACTGTAACCCTGAGTCAGCAAGGCAACTGCTGGGTAAAGTTCAGTGACCAACCCACGGTAGACGTGAGCATAAATTCTTTCTGTTTTGTTACCAGTGCAAAGTCGATTTGCTTGCTGCCAGGCGCACCAGCCGATGTTTTGAATTGGTTGTAGCGTCTTAATATTCTCAACATAAAAAGGGTTGGATGGAACCCTGGAGACAAGTATTTCAAATACGTCAATTAAATCTTGCTTTTCGTAAGTACGGTCTTCGTCATAAACATTGTCGATGATTCGACAGCAATATCCAAGCTGTAAAAGATACTCCAATGCATCTTTGTTTTCTCCAGCAGCCATCTTGGCTCCATGCATTTCAGGAGCCGTGTGCTGCATCCATTGCTCAAGAGTCATGAAACTGCCAATCTATTTATTGGTTCATTGACACTATACATAAAAATATCAATCGTTTCTTGTGACATCCAGACTTTAATTTTGTCCAAATTTTCTTCCGTAAAGTAAGACTGTTGACGATACCAATCTTCCATCTTTGCACTTGCCTTGTTAGCATTGCAACGACGACAAGCGGGAAGTAGATTGTTTCGATTATTTGATCCGGAACAAAACCTGGGGATTATGTGATCCAAGGATGTAGCAGGATCTCCGCAATAGCCACATTTGTTATCCCAGGCATCGTAGATAGATTGTCGATAACGCTTCTTTGCTAACTTAGGAGTTAATTCAATGAGCAGGGCAAGGGGATCCTGTTCACAGTTGAACATACTCTTTAGTTGCCGTTAACTTATTTTAAGTGAGCTCATCTGTATAGAAATGCGACTAAAACTTTAAGGGTTTGTTAAAACCCTTGCCATCTGGGCGCAAGCAGATACCTTATGTTGGTACGCGTTTTTTCCGCGCCATGACCAAAGTCCGAGGCTGGGTCTCTGTCAAGCGAGCAGAAGAGCTCCTGGGCATTGATCGAAAAACACTTTTCAAGATGCGTGATGACGGGACCCTGAAACTGGGACCGCATTTCGCGGCCTTTCCAGAGACCCGATCACGAGACGGTTATCGCTGGAACGTCGAAAACGTCAGGAAGCACCTGCGGAAACAAGCTCCGGAGTTGCTTTCTGTTTAGCTTGATACCTCAAGTAAAACTTCTTTCGCAGCTCATGGCTGAGAAGTAAATCCGTCACGTTGTACGACGTTTTACCAGAAGCCATGGTCTTGTAAAGAAGGAAGCAAAGATCTTCCCAGCAGCCTTCTGTGTTAGAGGGCTGCTTTTCTTTTAGCCCAAACAAAACAACCCACTGTGGGTGTAGTGGGCGAACGGCTTTCTTTTTGTGTTTAACGTTGATTGTGTTGTCTTTGTTCCAGGTAAATTTCTTCAGTTCTTCTGGACGCAATCCATAAGTCGCAATCATCCCATAAAGCCAGCTTATCTTTCTTCCGTTCTTCAAAGAGGCGACTTGAAAAAAGTCATCCACAATCCGCTGGTCAAGCGGAGGAGGTTGGGAGGGTTTCATGGCGTAAGGCTAATAGGCTTAACCGAAACGTAAACATGGTACAGAACAGGGTACCCGTTCTACAGAAATTCTTAATAAGTCTCGTGAGACTTAATATAAGTATACCTTGTTTGCAACAATTGTTTAATTAAGCAGGGCCTATACCACTTGCGTATGCCTGCCAAGCCAGTCCAACTGCTTCCATTGTTGATGTTTCTCCAGATGCGTAAGGCAGATACACAACATCACCAACGTGATAGACGGTTGGAACACCTTGATAAGAAACTTCGCTGTTGCCGTACAAACGGCCATCAAGCTGTTCTGCAGAATAAATAAAAGTACTATCAACTACATCTCCGAAATTAGGTGTTGTCATGTTGATGGTCTTTGATTCAAAGCTGGAGTGTAGAAGTTTCCATTTTTATCAATCATTTTAAATCCCGCCATTTTTATAAAAGTAGATGGTACGTTGAACAACTTTTGCATCATCGGCATCATCATTGGCGCTTGACAATTGTATGGAGGTACATCCATGTAAGACAATGACATGCGTTGTAAATTTGCCGCTCTTGCCTCCACTTGATCACTTTCTGTTTCTTCGACTAATTTTTGCTCCCACGCAACCATACTTTCAATTTCCACCGGAAAATCAGATGGTTCTGGAGGAAATACTCCTTCTTCATATTTCATCGCATAGATGTGTTTGCAATATCTAATCTCATCCAACAGGGGAGTCCATGTATCTGTAAGAGATGTGATTACATTTCCACTGGCGGAGTAGTCGTCATACGTTGGCATGCCTTCTGCCCTGGAGCCAGGGAGTGATGGGTTTGTGGTGCTGCGTAAGTACATGGCACCAAAGTCACGGAATACACCTGGATTATCCCGGTTAGCCCCAGGGACTGTTGAAGTTGTAGGTGTAATTGTTGGAGGAACGTTGTATTGAGGTGACGGAGAAATAATTCTCATATCTCTATTTTCTTTTGCACTTGTCATCGCAGAGTTATCCACGACGCCATTCTTTGTCATGATTTCATATCGCCCTGGCTTTAACACAGCGATATTGGTACGCAAAAATTGTTTTTTATTTCCGTCTCCCAATGTCTTCATATATTGATAATCACGTCTAGTAAAGTCTTGGCACGAACAACAATATCGAGTGCCGGTCATCAAGAACCTTCCAATGTTTGGAGGACGTGAAGCAGGAGTGATCAATGCACGGTCAGGGGTTGCCTCCACGGAACCTGCTTTGCGTAGTTTCAACACTCCTGTAAATGGGTTTGTGTCCACCAAAACAGCTTGAACGTAACCGTATCGTTTTTGCGTCGTTGGATCAATCGTGTCCCGGTTAATAGGAATTCCTCCCGCAGTAATAATGCGATCCTCCAAAATCTCACCGTTAATAGCCTTTAATCCCCCTGGAACTCCTGGAATTGCAACATATAACGGAGGCGGAAGTGGATTGGTAACGCTCCAGGTACCCGCAAGCTGGATGTACCAATAATCAGCATCTTCCGTAATAGAAGCAATTGATGCTTTGACTCCGGTAATATCTTCAACATTGTCAAAACGCAAACTGCCAGCAACGCGAATGCCAGCCCAGTGCATTCCAAATTCTTTGTTCTTGGTTGGAAAACCTTTAAATACACCCGGAATTAAGGGTGGATTTCCACTGCCAGAAGGAGTACCAGCTGGGATAGGAATCTGATATTGAAAAGGATATTCATAAGAATTATTGTAGAAACAAGCCGTAGCCAGCTCATAGCCACGCCTCCATCTTGACCAAGCCGATTCCCGATTTACTGTATAAATAGAATCAGGAATCGAACCTTTGGAAAATTCTGTTGTAATTGGTTTGACCGGCCTTGGATCAAATGTCTTTATTTGACCAAAGTTACCAAAAGAGCTTCCACTCTTTTTTGCCATGGTTTAGAAGAAGCCGCCTTGGGCAACAATATGAACACCTGGGGTGTAACCAGAGATATTAGGACCGTCAGGGAACACGCCAACGTAAATACGGTCACCACGCTCCAGGTAAATACCTTTGTTCCGCAAGGGCGAACCGTTACCGAGGCCGGTGGTATTACCTGCAGACACAGCAGGAACTGCCAGCTCAGGCATCACATCAGTGCACTCGACACGCTGAGTATTGGCAGGAACTTGCTTGGTGAACAGAACCTTGTAGTCACCAGATGCCGGAATCGGGGTGGTGGTGCCACGGGTGTGATAGAAGACGAAGGTTACTTCTGGTTGGTAACCGTAGTTAACACCGTTGTAAAGAAAACCTGTCGCCGTGCCACCTGAGTACAAGAGTTTTGTATTCACACCGGTCAACGTCGTGGCGCCCGTGTAGGTGTAATAACCAAACCCACTGGCTGCCGGGTTAGTAAGAATGCCGGTTTCAAAAACTAAAACGACTTGACCGCTGGTCAGAGAAATGACGCTACCAGAAGTAGCAGTGCTAATAACGTAGTCAGCATCACGATAATAGTCATTTCTCACAATGCTGATCGAATCAACAACACCGCCGTTGTTATTGTCTTCACTCAAGGATGCGTCCATATCTACCAGGATGGACGGAGCCTGACCACCCTGCACAAACACAGTGTTGGAAGCTGCGCTGCCGACGGTCTGAGTAGTAATCCGCACCGAATCAAACAGCGGGCGGTCAATAAACAAGGGTTGCTTGTTTGATGCTGTTGACGACATTTCTAACTCTTTTTGTTCATTATAACGTTACTGGCCACTAAACAATGCCATCGCACTTTGGAAGCCTTGAGGTAATTTCAAAGACTCTTGCAAAACAGCTTCTGGGTTATTTTGCATGTTTAAAAACTTTTGAAAATACGCACCTTCTTCTGATTCTGGTTGAAATTTAAATTTCTTCTTTGCTAAATAAGCAGATCTCAACTGAGGATAAAGCTGATAATCATCCAGGCCTGCAGAATAAACTTCCCCAGGTGTGTATGAATCGACGTAGTCGGCGTAACGTGCCATGTCAGATGATGTCCTCCATGAACATGCTTAAGAATTGCTGTTGAGGGGACGGCATCCCCAGGGGGTTGGGATCAAGTGAAATCAAGTCCATAGCTGTGGGCAGTGCACTTTGACGCCTTTGCATAAAGGGAAGTACCCCCATGACTTGCTGCAATAGTCCACGACCCAAGCTGTCCCCTCGTTGCACTTGTTGAGCTGTGGCCGAAGGGGCACTTTCGACAGCTGCCAATGTTGGAGGTAAGTTTTGTCCTCGCTTTTTCCCTTCTTCAAAAAAGTTTTGAATTTGAGAAACAGATTTGACAGGTTGGCCGTAATAGCTCTTGCCAGTCTCAGTTGGGAAAGAAGCCCATTCAGGGGCGAGAGCTGCCTGAATCTGTGGTGTAAGAGTGCCAGCCTTACTGATGGCAGAGAGACCACCAAGAGGCATGAGGCGCTCTCGCACCTTTTTCAACATGCCAATGTCTTGTGATTTTGGACTAAAGTCCGGCAAGCCAAGACTTTTTTGCACCCCACTCCAGGTACCAGGCATGAACTGGTACGCACCTGCAGCAGCACTTGAGTAGCCCCCAGGGGAGCTGATAACGCGGTTTGGATGACGCTCATAACCCTGGAAGCGGCCACCGCCAAACATGACGTTATAGCCGGGTTTACCACCCAGGATAGTTCCCTCTGCCCCAGAGATGGATTGCTTTAAGCCTTCAAATAAGCCAGGGTTTTGCCTGGCCCACTGCTCAAGAATTTGCCGCTCTTTGGACATTGGTTTTGTTTCCTTATTCTCCTACCCAATTTGACTCTGCCTTAAGACCGGGAACAAATACTGCTTGAAGAGCTACTACAAGACTTAGTTTCGCAGTAAGTCGACGGACGAAGTTACGGCAGAGAATCATTTGGTTGATGCGACGACACTGGCTTCCGTAGATCCAAGGATCAGTTATCCAGCTGGTGGACTTACCCACAGGTGTGGTGCCAAGTAGTCTTAGTTTACCAGGGGGTTATTTTAAACCTCGTTCAAAAGCCTGGCGGATGAGTGCTTGTTGCGTTTGCGACAAGTTTGGCTTAAGGAAATTCAACGGATCTGTAAACGCTTGTGTTGCTCCAGGAATCGGTGCAGTTGCTTGAAATGCTTCGGTCACACCAATCTGGCCAGGAGGTTTAAAGTCAATTCCTGTCAGTGGAGTTTGCGCTTCAAAGGGATTAATGCCTGGATAAGTTTGTTGAGCCGACTGTCCAAATTTATCGGCAAACTGCATGTTGCCAGTAGCAGTTTTGAAACCGCCAAGAGGACTCTGCGCTTGGAACGCGGACACTGCTTCTGTGTACCCAAGCTGACCTGGCTTTAATTTTGATGCAAGCTCAGGATTGGTTGTTGCCCAAATTTCAAGTCCGATCCTTTCTTTTTCTTCCGGCTTGGCAGTATTGTATGCCTTGGTTAATTCGGCAATTCGATATTTTTTATTTAGAGGATCTTGTTCAACTTGCTGAGCAACATTGCGTTTCTCAGCTTCATATGCGCGATCTGCAGGATTAGTTGCCATGTTTAAAGCGGGTGCATTACGCACTGGGGAAGGAAGATTGGGAGCAGGAGGAGCCTGAGTTTCCGGTTGAACCTCAGCTCTAGCAGTACTAACTTCCTGATTACGAATTACTGGTTGACCCGGCTGGCGTGCCTGTCTCTGTTGAAACGTAATTTGGGGTGCTGGAGGATTTGGAATTAAGCGAGATGCAAGAAATCCCAGTGGAGTTGCAAGTTCTAATGCACCACCTAAACCTTTTTTCTCTTGCTCTTTTGCAAAATCAGATAGAGATTTTTCAATATTGTCAGGAATGATATTGCTAACGAAACGATCTAGGGCGGGACCAGCTTGATTTAATGTGTTCTCAATACCACCTGTAAGTCCACCTCCTTGCACGGCTCCAGTACCAGTTAATCCTGCGGCACCAAGAGAGGCGCCTTTAACCAAAGGAGTTGCAGCTACAATTCTTGCATCTCCCATGAAACCGGGAATACCTGGAAGATTTGATTGCCTTCTTACAGCAGGACCTGCACGCCTGGCTGCAACAGCCAATTGTTGACGCATTAAATCGTCAACGCTATTGACAAAACGCGAACCGCCGGTCCTCGCCAGCGTGTTTAAAGTTCCTGGAAGCCCGCGACCCAGGTTTGATAAAAGTCCCCACATTAGCGCCAAACCTCATGAAGATAAATACGAGAACCTACTGCGGTATCAGCAGGACCTGGTAATGACTGAATAAACTCTGCGCCTGAGCGCTCGTATCTGTATCTTGCCTGGAAAGGATCTTTGTAGTTTGGAACGTAAAGAATATTGGCAAGACGATTTGTTTCATAGAGATAAATTTCATCCCATACTTTCAACGCTTCTTTGGCATTGCTTGAGCGAATGGTACGATCAACGTCACCAGCAATGCTTTCTAAACGAGTGGAAGGCGAAGTCGCAACCTCTGTTTTCTTTTCTGCCGTATCACAACGACCAATTTGAATTGTAATTTTGTCGTAGAAGTATGAATCCGGGACTGTATTCATTGCTTCTTCCAGACGGGCATAGTCTCCCGCTGGCACCGAAACAGTGAAATAGCCCAGGTGATACCTGACTCTACTTTTATCAAAATCGCTAAGCTGCACAATACGTGCCCAAAAGCCATTCTGTTATTATATTCTACTTGCGCTCTTCAGTCGTGAATGAATACCACGCTTACGCTTGAGTAATCACATAAATTGTTGAAGGGCTCTCGAATCCAAGGTCATTTCCTCATAGGGATTACTTGCCATCAGTTCATCGAAGATACTTGCACGTCTTTGTGTTGCACTTTGGAGCGCCCTTGATAAAAGTGCATCACGCAAACTGTTTGATTCTTGTTGCTTAAACATATCCTTAAAAAGTTTTGCAATGGCACCTTCATTGGGTTCAGGAGTTTGCCCCTCTGGAGCGGGAAGTTGCGGAGCAGTAGGAATTTCTCCGGAACCAATTGATGCTTCCTTGGGAAGCTGTGAGAGGTGCATTGTGTCAAGGCGGTAGCGTCCACTGGCATCCAGGACACTACTCATGTTTCCTGCTGCACCAGCGTTGGGAATCGGTGTGACTTTGCCAGCCCCACGGAAAGCAAGTGTAGTGCCGCCAGGGAGACCATAGTCTTCGCCTTTGTGATAAATCTGTTGCTTAAGAATGGGATGCTCGCGCATTCCATGACCACTGGTCAACGGAGCTGCTTTATTTAAAACCCAACTGTCACCTTGCTTTGCATATAGGGGTTGCCAGTTTTTTTGATTGGGGAGTTGAAAGTAAATGTTTTGACCTACATCAGATCGTGCCCAGGATAAGGGAATATTTTTTCCTGTTCTTCTGTCAATCAAGCCAAAGTGTGCATGAGGCGCAGTGGATCTGCCAGTGCTACCAACAATACCAATAGGTATATAAGACATTATCTTTTTCTTTTTATTTTAAAATTAAAAACCCCTGGTTTCCCAGGGGCAAGAAGTAGAGATGAGGTTCAAACTCGGATTAGGTTGGCTGCCAGGACAGCGTCCCAATCAACGCGTTTGATTTGTTTCAACTGTTCAAGATTATTAAAACGTTCACCCGATAAGGACATCTGAAGGTCTTTAATCTCTCGAGCAGTTTTGAGGCCGATGCCTTTGATATGATCAGCAATCATCTGCGCCGTAGCGCTGTTGATGTTTAATCGGCTATCGGGAGGAAAAGCCCTGGGTTCCTCTTGTGCCGCTTTATCTTTTACCTGAAGAGCTTTTACCTTCTTCGTGGCATCTTGATCGGGAATGAGTTCGGTTTTGTAGGCGGTGTAGATGCGGTCGTCCTGGTCTTGGACCATGAACCATTCACCTTCATCCCACTCGCCTACAATTTTTACCCGAGCTCCCGTCTTTTTATGTTGATAAAGAAGCGCTTGATCAGTCATAGGACCAGATTTTGTCTGGTCCTAGTTTAACTCAATCAGCTGACGGTGCGACCAAGCAGGTAGCCGTCGATATCTTCGTAGCCAGGAGCTTCATCCGGCTGGATGTAGCACACTTCCACGATCAGATAACCAACGCGACCAGCGCTCGAATCGGCATCAGAGATATACACACCACCCGACACAGCGGTAGCGGTGGTCGACTCACGAGCAAACACCTTGAAGGTGGTGGAGGAAGTGAGGGACTTGTAAACGCCAGAAGCGTCAACACCAGCAGCGCCAGTAGCGGTCAAGAAGGGGTTGGTGCCATAAGCAGCCGAACCACCAGCGAAGTAAATCTTGGTGGCAGCGTCACCAGAAACGGTGGAGCTGAGGTTGGCCTGAGCGATGGGTTCACCAACGCCGGTCACAGCCACGGGGCCGCTGGAATCGCGACCGAAGGTGAGCACGTTACCGGTCGAAGCATACACACCAGAAGCGGCGCGGCCGTCGCCCCAGCCCGAACCAACCGACAGGGTGGCGCGGTACACATAGGCGGGCAAGCTGCTGTTGCCGGAAATCACCATCCCAGTGATGTCGGGGCGGGTGTCGTCCTGGCGGTAAGGCGAAGGAACGATCACACTCATGGTCTGACCCTTGGTGGTAGCTTCACCAGAAGCCCAGGTCACGGGGACGTAACCACGCTGCTGGAAGTAACGGTAGCCAGGGACTGCCAGGACGGAAGTGGGGCCGCCTTTGGAGGCGTTGTTAGAACCGTCGTCGTTGGTATCAATGTTCTTGTACCAGCCGTTCAGCGGTTCTGCCCAGTTGCCGGGGTAGATTTTTTTAGCTGAAAGATAAGTCATTTATTCTTTCCTGTTTTGGTTTACTAATTAATATCAGACGCTACCGTCGTCAGAGACATAGCTGTAAGCGGTGGTAACGAAGTCCTTGTTCAGGATCTCGAAGCCAGCATACAGCTGCCAAATCAGGATGATGAAGCGGCTGAAGTCGTCGTTATTGTTGATCAACACCTGAGCGTTGGGGCCGCCGATACCAACACCGATTGCCTGAGGACCGAAGAAGAAGCCCTGAGCAACCTCTTGGTTTGCGTAAGGAGCAGAACCGGTGAAGGAAGTCGAGACAGACTTGGTCGGGAAGTTGGTCGACTCAAAGAACTTAACGCCTTCAAACTGAACACCAGTCGGCATGACGGGTTCGCCACCCAGAAAGTAAGCCTGACCGGCCTGGGGACCCATGTAGAAGCTGGCGTTGTTAGGCATCATGGGGTTGCCCATGTACATGCCTTGACCAGGATTACCAGCGTAACGAGCGATCTCACGGAAGTCAGGATCACGACGCAGGTGCATCATGAAAGTGGGATCGCAAATGCAACGGTACAGACCATCAGCGAAGGTCGGCACGTTGCGCTTACGCAGGTCCTTGACAACAGTCAGAAGGTCGGTGCGCACCGAGAACTGCTGAACATCAGCGGTGTATTCGGTGGAGCTATAGGTGATCTGACCGGAAGCGTTCTTGGCCTTGCCACCAGGGAAGTAGTAACCACCTTGGGTGCTGGAAGCCTGACCGTTGGCATCAGCTTTGGAGAGTTCGTCGATGAAGACGCGGTCGCGCCAACGGCGATAGTCGTCGAGCAGGGTCAGCGAACCGATGCTCTGGTGGAACATGTTCAGGTTGCCGGTGTCCAGCAGAAGACGCTGGGCGGTAACCAGGGTTTCACGAGCAATCTTGAAGGTGCTGGGCTGGGTCGGATCACCCGGGTCTGCAGGGCCGGTGTACTCTTTCAGCACAACAAGCACCTTCTCTTTGGTGATGTTGCGGCTGTTGGCAGTACCGATGGTCTGGTCAGCAATACGCTCGCGGCTGTCCTTCGTACCAGGGGTACCCCAGAACTTGTAGCGATCCAGCTGAACAGTTTGACCAGGCTGACGAGTGAAGTCGTGGACAACCACGGGCTCCACAGCCATCTCAGCAATATAGGCAGGGTGGGGACGATAAAGTTCCGCACCTAAAATCTTTGGAAAGTCGTTATCAATAAACACTTTGTTTTATCCTCCAGTGTCGCAGGAAGTGTTTTTATCGGGTGAAAGATTCGGACATTAAAATGTCCTATCTAACACAAATTTTAGCAGTGTCTAATTTTATTAGACATATTCTGTGGTAGGCACTTTATAACGAGCGCCTGCCGAATTACTGGAACCGTAAGATTCCGGATCAACTACAGCTTGCTGGAAGCCAGGAACACCAATTGCACCAGGGATCGCACCTGCAGCAACACCACCTAAACCGGCGAGTGCAGCGGAGGCGGGAACAAGTCCGCCTGCAAGTGCTTGCCCTAAATAGCGCTCTGTTTTTCCGGAGTCCAAAGCTTTATAGCCACCAGCTAAACGTTCACGAACTCCTTCAAGCGCTTTACGTTTTAAACTTCCAGGTTCAGCTTGCTGCATTTCTGCGCTGACTTTTTGGCCAAGGGGAATAACAGATTCCCGCATCGCAGCACTGAGACCCGGAGCATATTTACCAGCTAAGCCGCGAGCCGCAAGTAAACCACCTGCGGCACCAGCACCACCGGCAACACCAGCGAGAGCTGCGGAACCGGGATCTTCACCTTGAGCAAGGGCGCCCCCAGCAGCAGCTAAGCCGCCAGCCAGGGGAATGCCATACTTAAGAAGAGGGCGCATGGCCTCACTCCATGACAAACAGTTTGTTTGCCAGCACTTGAGGCTGAGCTTGATTCATGAGGCGCCAGGCGTTCTGGGGATCGCGAGCCATTTGGTCGCTGAAACTTGCCCAGAAGTTTTCCGGTTGCTGAGGAGCAGCGGAAGCAGGAGGAGCAGGGAACTGATTCATGGCAGTGGGTTGCACAGCTTCGGTGCGATAGCCAGGACGCTCCAGCTCAGTCTCGCTTTCGTACACGGGGTACGGACCTTCGGGACCAAAGAACTTCAGCGTGTAATCGCTGAGAACGTCAGGGTTGGTAAGGATTTCGTTGTAAGCCAGGTTCTCCTGGTGCTCATTGACAGCGAACTCGGCGTAACCCTTGATCGTATCAGCGGCGCGGTTTCCCCACGCGACGGCGCTGTCCAGCATTTGCTCCAGGTTCAGAGCGTAGTTGTTCAGCAGAGCCGGTGCCTCGATTCCGAACGCGTCCATTACTTGGCGCGACTCCTGGCTCATTCCGACCAGATCCGCCAGTTCCGTTAAGGATTGAGCCGATGAGGTTTGGGAATAGCTGGGC